TCCTATGAAGATTACATCGTTACAATTATTCTTTTCATAAACCTCTAGGCAATGCTCTAGGTATGAACCACCATCGCTACATTGTCCTTTAATAAATGGTGCGTGTAAATCTCCGACAATCAGCACATTACGCACTTCTTTTTGTCGCATCTTTTGGATTGCTTCATACTCTGATTCCGATAATCTAGGTCTAAACTGCTTCATAATTGTTTTTTGCAAGTATAAGTAAAAAAAAAGAGATAACCAAATTATTAGCTATCTCTTAATTCTTTCGATGAGTTGAGTTAGGTAATTACTAGAAACCTACTCGAATTACTTTGAAAAAAAATGGAGTGCCGTTAAGCACCCCACTAAACAAAAACTAAAACATTAATTAGTTACAAAGTATGATGCAAATATACACTAAAAAACATTACCACCAAACTATTTCTTAATTTTCTCATACGACCTTCCCCCAAAGTATGCTCCAAAGCAGGTAATGGCTAGAATTTGCCACAGGTCAACCCAAGAATCATTCATATCTATATCCACAAATCCAAAGTCAACTAATGTAAATACGCTAAGAATAAACAGCAGGAAAGCTAGAGTAAGAGGTCGTATAGACTTTGTAAGCCAATTACCATTCATATCTGCTTCCCAACGCTTAGTTACCTCAATCTGCATCTTTTGTTCATAATCCAATACAATTTTCTTTATCTCAGATTTTATAAGTTCTTTTTCCTCTGCTGAGGTATGTATCTTATCAATGGCACTTCCAACAGTTTCAACCAACTGACTAGCACCACTACTAAAAATTTTTCCTAAAATATTCATATCTTTATCTTTATCTTTATCTTTATCTTTATCTTTAGCTTTATTATATAGGGTATAAACTACCCTTTGTGAACCCTTTGTGAACCCTTTGTCAAGGGTTGCCTAAAAGTTAAAAAAATCGTTAGTGTGTTTGTATTCTATAAACACTTTACAACCTCTATCAAGGTCATCAGCAATCATTTTATAAAGCCTTTTATATGCTTGTGTAGATTTGCCTATAAACCCATCAGTAACTAAATTGTTGTTCTCCTGCGAATCGCCAACAAGTAAACAGCCGCTAGTGTGTTCATCGGTATTACCACAATGTATAAGAATATGCTCAAAGCCAATAACATTAGTGATATGCAACATACCCCTATGTAAATCGCCAAACCTCTTAGAGTACCTCTGATGGAAGCCACCCTCTTTTCTATATTTGATTTCATACGTTCCATTAGGTATTCTTGTTTCGCCCATTACCTTATCAATCCTATACTCATCTTCTAGTGTATAACAGAGGAAGTCGTAGCCTGTAAAACCTTCGTAGAATAACATACCATTGGTGCTATCTAACGCATTATTAAATCTTAGACACAGCAGTTTCATTAGCTTCCACAGTTTTCGCAATCAGGATTATCTATATTGCAAGTAGGTTGTTCTTCTTGTTCTAAATCTTCTAACCAAGCATCAAAACCATTATGTTCAGCAGTTTCAGCAGTTTCAGCAGTTTCACAGCTTTTTTCACACAAATCTTTATCACACTTACAATTCATTATTTTTTATTTTGATTTTTTATAAATTCTAAAATAATATTTAGTTTTTCTTTAACATCACTCATTTGTTTACGCAAATCTTCGTGTCTTTTTTCAAAGCCAATTTTTACTTCTTTAATGCTAAAAAAGAAAAATTGATACAAAGCGTACAAAGAGGCTAATAATAAAACTAAAGATAAGCCATAACCTTCTATTAATATTAATATTTCTTCCATTACTTGCAATTTAATTTAGCTGTTTCTAATTCTAATTTATTTATCTTCTCATCAAGTTGATTGATAACTTTTATTTTCTTTTCTAACCTTTGTTCTAACACCTTTACATCTTCATCAAGCTGACCTATTTGACTATAAGCAATACCCATAGTAAATATGATACCGATAATCCAAATGATATTACCAATACTTATCGTAAAGTCTTTTTGCATTATTTAAAAAATAAACTTGCTAATGCACCTAAAACAATAGTGTATATAGCATATAAGGCTCTCTGTAAGCCTTTTCTAGCAGCAGTATTCTGATTAACTCTTGACACTACACCAAAGTCAGGGTCTAGCAATTTCTTAGTAAGAACATCTAGCTTCTCATCCATATTATCAATCTTCTTCTCAACCGAATCCATCCTTTGCTTCATAAGTGCTATTTCTTGTGCTGCTGTTGCCATTTGATTATTCTTGTGTATATACTACTTCCATAGTAGCGTTAAACCTTGCTGTCGTTGCATCAGTATTTCCTGCTGAAATAGTTACTATAAGTACATCTCCACCTGAAAATGTTACTGAACTACCTAGTCCTGTCATATCAAATAAATCTGTATTTGAATTACCACCACCTGTTTCAGTTGCAGTATCTCCTATTTGGGTAAGGTCAATACTAGCTGAACTTGCATCAGCAACAGTTCCTTTATATATTTTAAAGTTAACATTCTTGCCACTTGTAGCAGATACAACACCTGAAAAACGCTGTATAAATCCACCTCTAGTACAATATAATTGTGCTTGTGCAACAGCATCTTGTGCATCAGCAGTTCCATCTGTAACTACTGTATTCCAAAGGTGAGTTGTTCCACTTGCGTAAGTAGGTGCAAATTCACTTGTAGATGTTACATTACTAAGAAAGCCACCTACACGTACGAAGTGCGTTCTTCTAAGCGTATCATTTGCCCAAGTTAAAGCATTACTGCTATTTTTTGTTAAAACAGTATTTGCTGATGCTGTACTAAAGTCTTTTGGAACGTGAAGTTGTGAGTTTTCTAAACTACTATGTTCGTTACTTGCCATATTTTATACACTTGCAATTAATACTTCTACATCTATATCTTCCGACAAAGGGTCAACCAAAAGACTTTCTAAGTCAGTTAAAGAATCTACAAGAGTAGCGTTAGCATCACTAACAGCAATACCATCGTGAACTGTGTGCATAATGAAACTTTGACCTGCACCTACTAAGTGTGTAGCAGACATATTTGCAGTTCCATCTTCTCCACCTGCAACTTGTAAAGACAAATTCATTGGATTAGTGTCATCTAAATTAGTTACCCTAATATATCTAACATTCTCTAAATCAATAGCATTATCTGCTGTGTTTGTTGCTGTTTGAAATGTTGCTATTGTGCAATCAGTATCATCAACACAACGAACAATACGCTTGAAAACCTCTTTAATAGATGCTATTGACAACTCTTTAGTTCCACCATACTGATTACCACCTAATGTGATGCTCTCAGATAGAGTTACTGTTAAAGTTGATGCTGTTATTGTACTTGCCATATTTTGTTATTTCTATATGTATTATTTATTTCTATCGTATGCCCAATTTTTTAACGCAATATAATTCTTAGAGTAAGGGCATTCTTCACTCACATTCTTTCCTTGCGGTTGTTTTATTGCTCTTGCTATATATGCAATAGCTTTTCTTGCTTCTGTTGCATTTGCTGAAGTCCAATCTTCTTTCTTCTTTGAAAGTAGTGTAAGATTTCTGTTTATAGCTGTCCTTCCTATACTTGCTTCTTTACTGCATTTACTTTCAGACCATCTTTTTAATTCAGAGTAACTCATATTCACAGAAGCCTTGTACTCTGTGTATGTTTCATCTATTTCCTCTTGTGAAAAGGCATTTTTAGTTTTTTTAAGTTCTGATATTAACTCTCCTGCTATCTCATTAATCATATCTAATAAGTCAACTTGGTTTTCATCAAAGCCATCGTAAGCATTGTAGCCGCCATCATCGTGTTCTCTACCACACATCCAAGAGCCATCAGGCATTTGATGTTCGTAGCCATCAGGACAGCTTTCATTTTTTCTAACCTTACCATTCTCTACATCTTGCATAGCTTCCTTTACAGGATGGTCTTTAGGTAGCAAATCAGTATCGTGCTTACCACCTCTAAATTTACCTTTTTTAATAGCATAAAGAAAAGAGTTTACTCTTGCGTATGCCCATTGTTCAGGACTTGTTACATTTGGTCTTACGCTATCAGGATTAGTCTTATAAGCACCAACACCTCTTTCAAAAACCTTCTCTAACTTCTTCAAAGTAACTTTTGCGTTCCAATCAAGATTTAATTCCTTAACTTCATCATTATGTTCTTTCACTTTATTTGAAAGACCTATCCTTACCGATTCTGTTATTGCATTCTCCATTAGTAGAATATTATTCCGTTTAACTTACTTGCTATATCCGTATCAGGCATAGAACTATCTCCATCAGTTCCGTAAAGTGGATATAGGTTTTGTTGGTCTTCGTGCGTAATGTAAGCAATCATATCATCAAGCAATACTTTAGCTTTTCTAAATGTATCACTTTTCATTTGATTAAACTGCTCAACATTTGCAGGTGTACTAAAATCAGATGTATTAACAACTAATCCTGCTGATGTTGTATTGTATTGTATCTCATTCATTACCTCAAACCTTACAAACCAACATAGTGCAGGTTTTAAGTAGTGAGTTAGCAAATCACTATTTGCAGTAGTTAATGTACCTGCGTGATTCTGAGTTTTCAATTCCTCAAACATATCCAAACCAAGTTCAGGCTTGATATGTGCAAGTTCAGCAATTTCAAGGATAGCATCACTAATCAAAGCTGTGTCTGTTGCTTGATTAGTAAACGCAGTAGATATAACTTCTGATGCAGTTAAAAACTTATTGTATTGTCTTACATTACTCATCTACCTCTGTATTTAATGTGTTAGAATCCTTTTTGTCTATCAATAACATATCTCCATCTTCTAAAGGTTTGAAGTCCTTATGAAGCATCTCTCTCTGCTCATTGATAGTTAATACTTGTTTAGGGTCAATGTCAGCTAAGAATGATATTGGCGGTTCATAAACTACCATTAAATCATCTGTATCTACTCCTAACTCAGCATTTAACACCTTTTTAATAGGGTCTAGTAAGATGTTAGTAGTATCTCTAATAACAGTTGACATAGCTAAATCATAAGCTATTCTAATCTCACTACCCGTATTGTTCATCTTTCCTGATGATACTATACCACTCAAAGCAGGTTGCCATCTATGAGAGGTAATTATGTTTTGGTCAGTTAACTTCTGTAAATCTAAGAAATCACCATCTTCCTTGTTTGATATAACCTGCACATCAGTTCCTCTACTATCTTCTCCATTCTTTACAAGAAATAATATCTTAGAATTGTTGCCACTTCCTGTAAGTGTTTCTTTAGCAGTTTCAACAAACTTTTCGGCTTCTGCTTCGCCAAAATCCCCATTAACAGTAACAATAGCGGAAGGACTAAATCCATTTTTAAATGATGTGTGATTAAATTTACCAATCTCAAAGTCTATTGCTATATGCTCTAATGCAGCTACATAGTCAGGTAATCCGTAAAAGTTAAACGTACTTTCGTAGTCCTTGTAATGAATTATAAACCTACTTCTTGATATATTAGGGTAAACAAGTATTTTTTGTGTTTTATCTTTATTCTTTGTGTAGTTTGCCCAATCAGGATTGAACAATACACTTTTTTTGTCCTTAGACATTCTTGCTGTTGAAGCATCTTTATGGTAAAGGTTTACACCACCTTCATACACAACACCTTCTAAATAAGCGTTACCATAGCTGTAATAGTCATCTGCAAGTCTTTTAAAGACATCCTTTAGACTTTCTCCGTTAGCATTAACATCTTGTATGTAAGCAGACAAAGACTCGTTAGAAGTCTTAAAACCACCACCTGTTGTAAATGTAGTTTTCTGTGCTAATACAGAACGATGTGTAGATGATTGCCTTTTTAGTTCTGCAAGGTATTGTGGGAATAAGTTGTCTTTCCCAAAAGGAACAAAGTCCTCTCTTAATCTATCTAAATCCTTAACCTCTGAAGAAACATCAGGTGTAGAAAGATTTACAAAAGCATACTTAGTAGATTGACTACTTTTTGTTTGTAGCTTTTTTACTTGATTTTTTTGCTTTTGATTCGGTTTTCTTGACTTGTGTTGCATCTTCTTTTGTTACAAAATTACTATATCCCAAGTCATAAACTTTTTTAAGTTCTTGTTGGGTTGCTTTAGACCAACTAACCTTGAATCCATCAAAGAAAGTAGTTCCCTTATTTAATTTAGATTTATACATATTGCAAGTATAATAAAAAAAGAAGGAAAGGGCAAATCGCCCTAACCATTCCTTTTTAGTTAATCATTATGATAAAGTTGCTGTTCCTGCCGCAGTATCAAGTGTGATAGTGTTAGAACATACTCTTGGAAGTTCTCCTGATTGAGCAGTAATAGTTACTGTTAAACCATTTTCATCACCTAAAGCAGCACCCGTACCACCTTCCATAGATGAAAGTCTTGCTCTCATTTGAACATTACCTAATGTACTGTCCTCTAAGCCAAATGCTTGGCTCATACCTAATGTAAATGCGTTACCATCGTGTCCTTGCGCTATAACAACTAAGTCTTTGTCTTTTAAAGTTTCCAAACTTCTTAGGTGCGCAGAAGAACAATTAGGAATGTAGAATGAAACTGTGTGTTCAAACATAATAGTTCCGCCTTCTTTCGTTCCGCTTGTTGATAAAGAACCTGTACCTTGTTTAAGGTCAAAAAGTTCTAAAGCAGCAGCAGCAGTATAAGACATAGTGTGAACACCACTATTGTCAAAACCCATTGCTGAAGCCTGAGATAAAAGTCCGATTGCAACATATTGCAGTCCACCTCTTACCTCTAAGTCAGAATGTGCTATACTTAAATTTTCTATTGCCATTTTATTATTATTTTTAGAGTTAAAAATTAAGGGGGAGTATTTCATCCCCCATTAATTAAATTAATTATGCGATTGCGTTAGGAGTGTAATACACAGCTAATTTGCCATCTTTCAATGCGCAACCTACCATATAAGAAACTCTAAAACGATACGCTTTGTTATCCATAGAGTACCATTGCTCTACTGAGTTCTCATCGAAGTCAGTACCTACAACAAAAGCATCTTGTGTAGTTAACATTGCTCTGTGAGTTTCGTTAGCAGAAGTACATCCGTTGATTTCAGAAGCATCAGCAGCGATTGATACATCCCAATCTCTACGCACTACTAAAGGAATACCTCTGTAAGTTAACTGAGGAACACCATTTACCAATGCACCATAACCTGCTGCTGCATAAGTAGATGCTTCTAAAGTAGAAGCCATATAGTCATCAGCAATATCTCCTGATACGAAGAATACGTGATTTCCTGCTTCTAATAACTCAGGAGATGCAGAATCGTATAAACCTTGTAAGATTTTTACACCATTACCTGCAACTAATGCAGCATCATCAGCTTGTGTGCTAAGACCTGCATATTCTCTTGTTAATCCTGTTGCTCCACCTTCTTTTGCTACTTGGAAGATACCATCATAGATACCGTAGTTAGCATCAGCTTCTGCAACATCTGATAACCATAATTGGCGGTTGAAGTCAGCTTTTACACCTTGTCCGATTAAGTCAAGAAGAATGTTCTTAACTACTGAACCATCAATATTATCAAAGTCGTGTCCACCACGCATTAACTGACCTTTCATCTTATTGAAAAGTTCGTTTGCTCTAAACTCAACCTCAGCTTCTACACGAGAAGGAGTGATTGTGATTGTAGCACCTTTATCTGAATCACCTTCAGCAGAAAAAGCACCATTTGTGAAAGCCTTAGTAATCTTTCCTAGTTGATTGAATTTGTCAATCACAGTAGTACCTTTGATGTTAGGTAATACTTCCATATATTGCATATAATCCTGACCCATAAAGATAGGTTGGATGATTGCTTTATTTACATCATACTGCTCAACAGTAGGTAAACTTGTTAATTGTATAGCCATTTTATATTATTTATTAATTATTTTAAAATTGATTTAGCAAAAGCATCCCATTTGTTAACCACAACATCACTTTCGTTGATTGCAGGGTCGTTGTCAGCTTCTACGTTAGTTTCAGTAGCTTCTATTTTTGCTAATTTAGCTTCCATATCAGTAAGTTTGTTAGTTAAGTCAGCAATAGTGCCTTCTTTTTCACCAACAAGACCTGCTAATTCTTCTTTTTCCTCACGTAAAGATTTAGCGTTTTCTTCAAGTTCCTCGAACTTGTTAACGATAACCTCATTGTCAGAAATAGAAACAGAAACTTCGTTAGAAGGAGTAGAAGCATTCTCTCCTTTAACAGTATTTAAGATTTCCTCTTTAACACCATTGAACCAAGTTTTTAATTCTTCAGTCATTTTAAATGATTTATTATTATTATTTAATTTCAATTTGTCATTAACCTCTTTTTCATTTACATTAGTAAATTTAGAAAGGTCAAATGATGCAGCAACTTTCATAGGCTCTGTAATTGTATCTACAAATCCATACTCCATTGCTTCTTCACTTGACAACCAAGTTTCCTTATCCATCATATCCGAAAGAATTTCTGCCGTTAGGTTTGATTTCTTTGAATATATCTCGATAATTTCATTCTTAATCTTGTCAAGTAAGTCAGCAGTCTTACGCATATCTCCTGCTTCTCCTGCCGATTGTCCAAATGGGTTGTGTATCATAAAGAATCCGTTTTCTGACATCTCTATGTTATCTCCCGCCATTGCTATGACAGTAGATATAGATGCAGCTAATCCTTCAATCTTAATGTTTACATACCCATTGTGAGAACGTAAAGTGTTGTAAATTGCAAGACCATCAAACACACTTCCACCAACTGAGTTGATGCGTAGCGTGATGTCCTTTGTTCCAACAGCCTTTACTTCTTCTATAAAGTTCTTAGCAGATGTTCCGTAATCGCCTATCTCATCATAGATGGATATTTCGACAGAGTTCTCTGCTTTATTTTCTATTGAATACCATTTGTTCATTTTGCAAATTTAATAATTAATATACCATATCTTTCGCAAAAACAGTCTAATCACCTAATATTGTAATCTTTGTTAAACTTTCTCTTGTGTTTATAGATTATATTTTGTATAGTCCTCTCCGATACATCGTACTTAATAGATATGTCCATATAAGTAAATGTGTAGTTATTATCGTTTTCGACCAAGATTTTATCAAAATCCTGTATTATCATATAATCTCTAATCTTTCGTGGCTCAATAAGACCTTTCTCCGACAAGTGGTTTAATACATTGATTATCCCTGCTTGTTCGGAGTATTTGATTTTGACTTGATTGTAAATTACATCTATAAACTCCTTTACAATTTCAGAATCATTTTGTCTTATCATACGCAAATATACTAAAAAGTAGCCTGACTTTCAATAGCAGATATTCTATTCTGCACTTCTGTCATATCACTTTCTACGATTACAACCTTAGAACTTCCTGTTCCACCGCTTACTAATTGTTGTGCTGACCTTAGTTCTCCACCCATAGCAAACTTCTCTCCACTATTGAGTAAACCGCCATCAGCGAACTTCACACCATTACCATTATAGCTGTTTATAGCTGATAACACAGGTCTAAACATTGATGTTGACCTTTTGTTGATAATTGCTTCACCGCCTTCTGCTTCGTGTATTCTACCTCCAACTCTAAACTTAACACCACCATTGGCGTGTGAGTTGCCTTGAAACATACCACCTCTTGTTAAACCACCTTGTTCAAACTTAATATCTTGTGATGTACTTACACCACCTCCACCTTCAGCAGTTTCATCACTTCCACCACCAAATCCACTTATTGTTTGAGCAAGTATAGAAGCAACAGACATAGCTGTTCCTATTTTTGCCTGTGCAATCAAAGGTGTATACATAGCTGTTCCTGAACCAAAAAGTAATCCGTTTTGAACTGACATACCTAATCTTAAAGCAGCAAGTTCTTGTTGTCCTTTTACAATAACATTTGCAACAGCAGCACCTTGTTCTACAATAAAAGCTGCTTTAGCTAATGCAGAACCTTCTTCTGCTAATGAACCAATAATAGAAGCCCCTTTTGCAACAGCTTGTATTTTAGCTAACTCTAATGATTCTTTTGCTTGTCTTTCTGATTCAAATACTTTCTTTTTTTCTTTTAATAAATCTAATTCTAATTGCAATTCAAATTGTGCTTGTTGTGCTTTTAAAGCCATATATTCATCACTTCCAACTTCAAGGTTAGCTAGTCTATTAGTAAAATATTGTCTTTCTATATCTTCTAATTGTGCAGCTAAATCTTCTGCTGATATAAGTTGACTTACATCATCTTCTAACTTTAATTCTTTAGTGTCTTGTGCAAACTGTTGTTTTATAAATAACAAAGCATCATTTTTTAATCTTTCAGCATTTATTATAGTTGCTCCTAATCCCCCTTCATTTCCATTTTGACCTTTTTTACCGCTTAAATTATCTAAATTCAATCCTAAGTTTTTAGCTGCAAGTGCCACCTTATCATATTCTTTTGCTAGGTCATCAGCAGCAGTAGCATTGTCTGTTATAGCTTGATTTGTTTTAACTATATTAGCACTTATTTGCCCCCTTGTTAACAATGTTTCATCACCTTGCCTTCTATTTTCAGCAGCTAGTAAACTTTTAGATTCTTCAACAGCAAGAAGTTGTTTTTCTTGCTCTGTTAGCTTAACCTGAAGGTCTAACGCTTCAACTTCATTTTCAATTTGTCTTTTTCTAACATCTGCAAACTTTTCTTCAGCAGCTATTAATGTTATCTTATCCTGATAAGCCTTATTAGCATTTTTTTGTGCTATTTCTAACGATTCTAAATTATCTTTTTCCGTTAAAATATTAGGAAGATAATCTATGTATTCTGTATTTATTTGTTTTATTAATTTTTTTCTTGTATCAGCACTAATATTTGTTTTCTTTAGGGTGTCAAACAAATTATTCATAGCAATCCTGTCTTTTTCCAACTCATCAGCTATTGGAGTAACTGAAATATCTTTAAATGTTGTCATTAAAGTTATAACTTTTGGAACTGTGTTTGCTAAGTCAGCAAAGAACTCTAATGTAGATTGCATTGCAGGAGCAAACTTTTCAAATATAAATATCCTAAGACCATCAAGTGCTGAATTAAATTTTAACAAAGCACCATTAACGCTATCCTCTATTTTTCTTGCCATCATATCAGCAGCACCCTCAGCATCATTGTAAGCTGCTATCTGCTTTTCTAGCATATCAACATTCTGAATCATTGTAGATATTGCAGCTACTTGTCTTACATCTACTAATTTAAGCATCCTCTCTACATTAACACCCTCATCTCTCATTCTTTTAAACTCACGAACCATATCCTCGCCTGAGTTTACAGTAAAGCCAATAGATTTAGCTAAGTCAGAAGAAGGGTCGCCAAGTTTAAGGAATATGTTACGAAGTGATGTACCTGCGATAGATGCTTCAATACCCGCATCTGTAAGAACACCAAGAGTAGCTGTTGTTTCTTCTAAAGATAATCCTAATATTTTAGCAACAGGGGCAACCTTTGTCATAGCTGTTTGGAACTTTTCAAGTGTCAATGCAGAACTTGAAAATGATGCAGCCATAACATCAGAAACTCTTGTAGCTTCACTTGCATCTAATCCAAAACCTCTAATAGTAGAGCCAATTACTGTTGCTGTTCTTGCTAAATCTTCTCCTGTCGCTGTTGCTGACAACAAAGCACCTTCTTGAACTTTTAATATTTCTTTTGAAGTAAAACCCAACTTAGAGAAGTTAAGTTGTAACCCTGCAACCTGCTCTGCTGTAAAGAATGTAGAACGACCTAATGCCTGAGCAGACTTATCTAATTTTGTAAATTCTTCTGTGTTTGCACCTGATATAGCTTTAACCTTAGCCATTTGAAATTCATAGTCTTTAAATACCTTGAATCCTTTTTGAAGTTCTTTTGCCACAGATTTTGATACTTTTTGAAAAGCAAACAAAGCAACACCTGCTGCTGCTGCCCCTTTAGCCAATCTTGCTATTCCTGTGGCTGCACCTCCTGCATCTTTACCTGTGTCCTTTAAAGGTTTTTTAGCATCATCTGCTGCACCCTTTAACTCATCGTAGTTTCCTGCTAACTTACTTATCTCAACATTTAAAGCCTTAATATCATTAAGACCTAGTATTTTAATCTGATGTACTGTTTGTTGCTTTTTTGCCATTACGCTTGTTTTGGTAGTTTATTTAATATATTATTTATATCTGTTGATATTGATTTATGTATATCGTTTGTAAAATCTTTTTCGTAAGCCTTTACTACTCTTTCAATAAAATGTTTTCTGTGTGTATTATTAGAATAATCCTTACTATTTCTTGTTGGAGTACCCTCTCTTTCTATTGCTGCTGCAATCAAATAAGCTATCTCTAACCTTTTTTTTGTTCCACTTGGAAACTTCTTGTTCTTTCCATTCTTATCCTTATCATCCATCCAATTCATTATCTCAGACACATCCCAATCAAAAGGCTTCTGACCTTCATTGACCTCTCTTACATAGTCTGCTTTGGATTGAATAGTTAACTCAATATAGTTATTTCCCTCATCCAATGAGTAGTGCATAGTGTCGTGCATATGTCCTGATGCAATATGGTTTTGGTCAACAAGTTCTTGCTGTATTCTTTCTACAAACCTCTTGCCAACCTTATTTATTGCTCTATCAAATGTCTTTAGTATATCTTTCATTATTCTGTTGCTAATGATGTTTGTTTAATAATAGAGTTCTCAAATCTTTCTAAGTTAGTAGAGATAAAAGTATTGTAAGCTGATATGTGATATATATTACCATTAAATGTATTAAATCCATCGTTACCTAACTTTCCTAATTGGTCAAAAACAAAATCTGATGTAGGAGTTGTTCCCGTAAATACCTGAGTTCCGTTTTCTCTTATAGTCAAAACATTACTCTTTCTTTGTATTGTTACAACAACTCTTGTGTTGTGTGATTCCCAATACAAGCTAGATATAGGAACTTCTACTGTGCTTCCTGATGCGAAACTAATCTTATATGATTTGTTTGCAGATTCCCCAATAGATAAGTACATATCATTATCATCACTTTTACCCAATAATCTAAATAATTTTGGAAGTGGAAAAGGAATTGCTTTAATGGAGATAAATATAGTAAAATCTCCTGATAAAGTTTCTGTGGTTGTGAAAGTTAGAAAGTCAAAGTTTTCTTGAACAAAAGAAGCAGGTACAAATTTATTCGTTCCTTTACCATCAAAACCAACATCAGGTCTTTTATTTGCATCAGATTGTGTTAGTGTGTTTCTTCCAAAAGAAGAATCCCAAGTCTCTACTTGATTGCTAGTTATTTTAGAAAAGCCACTTCTATACTCATACACGAAACTAGGGATTGCTGTAACCTCAGACTTTGTTACAACAGTACCTTTTTGAGGTGTTGTAGTTGTTGTGCTTACTATTTCTTGTACTGTTGATACTGATACTGTATTTCTAGCGGTCTTTCTCTTTAACAGCCTAGAATCAGGAGTTAAAACAACATCATCTTTTAAAGTTGTTCCATCAGTATTTTTTGTGTCATAAACTATCGGTTCTAAAACACCATCAACAGTAGCAAACACCTTTGATTTTGATATTTCATCAGGATTTACTATTTTTACTTTTCTATCTGTATATATCTTTCTCATTACATATTTAGATTTTCAACATCTATTTCTAAAGCTGTTGCGTTAACGGATTTACCTAAAATAAAATATTCTTGCAACTCTACCTTAGTAGATTGCTTTTCGTGTGGTTTAAAATCAATTATCTTATTCAACCTATAATAAGAGCCATCAATAAATATTAACTTTTTAAAGTCAAGTTTAGCTATATCTGTTTTGTTTAGGTTTAAATAAATAACTTTTAATCTAGGGTTTTGTTTTAATTGATTTACCATCTTAGAATAGTAATTGTAAAACAATCCTCTTAACTTTTGACTACTTGATGATATTACTGTGTCGTGAATCACATCAGAGAACGATAAATTATAATCGACAGTTTGGTGTCCATCAGATATTGTAGATTGAGATAAAGTGCTTATTGCAGGATTATCCCCACTTTCTGTTGAAACAAGATTGTCAAAAGCAATAAAAGATGCTTTGTTCCAACTTGTGTAAGGACTTTGACTTCCACCTGCTAAGTTATCATTATCAAAGTATTGCCACATTCTTTGTCCATTAAATGATGAATAATAGCCGCCACCTTTTATAAGTATTCTAGCACCAATTTCAAATTCTTTTTCAGGTCTAGGTGCTGCTACCGATAATGTTAAATCAGTATCATCAGAAAAGTACATTGGCACAAGAGGGGTTCTTTCTATATGATTTCTATATATGTAATTAGGCTCGTACCAATTAAATGTAGGAGAGAAGTAGCTATTTTCTACCTTATACTCGCCTGTTTGAAATTTACCACTTGTATCATTTTCTTCATAAGCACCCCAATCAAGAGTATTTCTTTTATTATATTTATCAATCAAGGCATCACTACTTGCATCTTTATACTTAAATATAATGTTAGATTTTATGTCATATATAAACTCATCTTTTATATTCTTAGAATAATCTACCTTGTCAGTCCAATCAATAGCGTTAGATAATCCTTCGTAGAAATAATCGTAAGGCTCAATAGTAACAATTTTAGTTATTGGGTTTGTTTCAAATTGAAGATTAAACATTTGAGCAATACCTTTAACAAAATCAGATTGCTTTCCATTTGGAAGCATACTATTAATACCTTTTATTATTTCACCATTAAAGTAAGACGATGTTTGTTCTATCTGTAAATAGTTTTGACTTCTTGTTCCAACAGTCAATTTAGGTCTTGTAGTAATCTGACCTAAGTTTGTATCTATAAAAGAAGCAACGTGATTAAATTCTATTTTCATAGCGAACCTATCACCCATTGATGCTTCAACAGGGTTTTCAGAATCAAAATTAAACGTATGCTCTTGGGTATTAGCATTAACGTGGCTTATTGAATGTTCTTCAAATCCTGTTGCTATAACTTCAAATGAATCTACATCATTATCATCACTATCCCCTGTCATCCTAACTATACTTGCCGTAACTATATAGTTGGTGAAATTAAAGCCTAATGCACTAGCGGACATTGCTCCATCACTTGCAACCTCAACAGTTACAGAGCCACTCATATCAAACAATCCACTACTTTGTTCAGCAACAACAAAAGCATTAAAAAACCCACCTGTATGCTCTGTTCCTGATTGTGCATTACCATAAGTGGCAGTATCTACTCCTACTTGAAATGGGGCGTCATCAGTAAATTGGTTAGCTGAAGCTAGAAAGTGTAAAGTGTAGTTAGCTGAACCTGAATTAAATCCTGTGTAAGATTGATTAGAGATGCTTCTTGTTGATGTTACTGAACCTGTATCACTAAAGTCTATTTCTATAAGTTCTTCGCTTACATTTGACAAAACCTTACCAAAAGAAAAGTCTAAAACTTTTTTCTTTTTTCTGAATATAAGGGGCATTATAAGACTTTTAAATAAGTCGCTGTTGCAAAAGGTAGATGAAACCTTATAACCTTGTGCTTGGAATATCTTATCCCATACATTCTTCACAAAAACAGCAGGAATAAAGTCTGAATCTAAAGTGTTATCTAATGGACTATCTCCTTCACCTACTGTTAATAATGGATAAACTAGATTATCTTTATTAGATTCATAATCAGGATATGTTGTCCTTGTATTCTCATAAACATAATCAGCTTCTATATCAGGTGGATATGCTGTATAAGATTCAGAACTAAACTTTAATTCATCTAAATCTAAATTCTTTATGTTGTCCGCCCAATTCATATTATCTCCTAAGAATACGCAGTCGTATTCCAAAACACTTGTGTTTTTATATATCTGAGTTAACCTAAGTTTCCCTGATATTATAGGAAGGTTGTCAGCGTAAATCGTAGATGGCAAGTCTTTCAGTATATTTCTTCTATCATCATTACCATCTTTGTATATATGATTAAAAAGAATATTGTTGTTCTTTGTAGCAGGAACTTTAAAACTCTTACTAAAGCTACCACTACGAGAGTTAAAATCTCTTATGTCAAAGTTCTGAAAACTTAAAGATAAAGGAAAGTCATCGCTTGATGTAATATCAAGATTGCCTAATGTGTTATCAGTAAAATCTCTTATCTCAACTCTTATTTCT